GTACGTTTCAAAGCTGAGTTTAAATATGGTACTCAAATCGCTATCCCTTCAGAAGTAGTTAAGTTTTTCATCTAATAACACAAGGGGCGTAACAACCCCTTTTTAAAATAAAGGAGATAAAATATATGCCGTGTGCAATAACAACAGGTTACGCTTTAGATTGTAAAGATGTAGTTGGTGGTGTAAAGAATTTATACATTACCGAACTATCTAACATTACAAGCGTGGCTCAAAATGCAAGTGGCTATGTTACCGCAATCACCTTAGCTGCAACTAAGAAATTCTACAAATATGCGTTAATGCCTAAAGGTGCGAACACATATACAGAGAATATTCAGACAGACCCGGCTAACGGTACGGTGGCATACGAGCCAACATTATCAGTGGTTTTCTCTAAGTTGACACAAAACAGCGCATACTTATTTGATTTAGTTATCAAAAATAGAACTGCGATTCTTGTGGAAATGAAAGATGGTACTTACTTCTTATGCGGTAAGGAAAACGGAATGGAGTCATCAGGCGGTTCGGCTGCGAGCGGTCAAGCCATGAATGATTTCCAAGGTTACACGTTAACTTTTACAGGCATGGAAAAGACCTTTTCACCTGAAGTTAACCCTGCAATTATTACTGCGCTTTTGTAGTTTTTCATAGTTTTTAAAGTGGGGAAAGGGGCTTGCTATATGCAGGCCCTTTTGTTTAACAAACTATCAAAGTTTTTATATTTATTATTAGTGATAAGGTTTCAAAAAAATACAACCAATAAAGTAGTGGTTACATTAACCGAAAATAGCACGGCTTCAAATCCGTATTATTTATTTCAGTTTACTAACCAAACGAGTAAAGTTGATTACTATTTTATAGCATCGGACATCTCTAATTTCCCTGAACGCTATAACGAGTTTAATGTAACGGAAAGAGATAGCCCGAATACGCTACAAGGGCAGGTTGAGTTAGGGGAAGAAGGCTTTTATAATTATACGGTTTATCAAACCAACTTACCAAACTTGAACGGATTGACAAATGCAAGTCAAGCGGTAAACAATATCACCAAAACGGTTGAATTAGGCAAAGTTTGGGTTGTGCCAAATAACCCTGCAATACCAACTTATACAGGTCAATCAGATACACTTGTAGTTTATACTCCTTATGAGTTTTTACTTCAACAAAACGGTGCATATTTGCTACAGGAAAACGGTCAGTTAATTATACTATAATGGCAGAAAATAAAACAATATTAGAGTTAAACGAAGTAACCGCAAATGCAAGCGGGGATGTGTTTCCATTGGTTCAAGGTGGAGTAACACAAAAAACAACCTTAAGCAAGATTAAGACGTTTTTTGATAGCATATACACAACTACTTCAGCGGTAGCCGCACAAATAAGTAGTGCGTTAACAAACTATGTAACGAATAGCAGCTTAGCAAGTACGTTAACAAATTATGCTACAACTACAGCGTTGAGCAATGGGCTTACACTTAAGCAGAATGAATATGATTTAGGCAATGCGGAAACAGGAACTAATTTAGTTACCATAAGTGAATTATCTGGAGTTGCTACTTTCACAGACATATTACAGAAAAAGACAAGTGCATATTATGAGATTGAAAACGCATTAGTTGTTAATGGTGTTACTAAAGTTGAATATGGCTTAAATTATACAGGTGCGGGTTATCCTGTAATTATGCACTATAAAGTAGAAAATGATAAGATAAGATTTCATATTGCGAATATTGCAGTTGATGGCGGGGCTGGGATAGATACCAATGCAAATTTAGTAGTCACTTTTAGAATTATCTAATGAAAAACAATACAATAGTTTTAAATTTTAGCAATGATAAAGTACCTGAATTTTTAGAGGTACGAGGTAAGGACTGGATTAAGTACGGAGAAAACAACGACTATCCAAATTACTTAGTAACTCTCTTTAATCGGTCTGCTAAACATAACGCAATAGTAACCTCAAAGCAGTTGTACATTTGCGGTCAAGGGGTGCAATTTAATGCTGAAGGGTTGCCACCTGAAAAGATAGCAAGCACACAAGCGTTTATTCAATCACCAAATCCATACGAAGACCTAAACGAGTTAAATCGTAAAATGGTTTTGGATATGGAATTGTTTGGTGGATTCTATTTGCATGTAGTTAAGACTAAAGACCGTAAAGGTATTTCAGCCGTTTATCATTTAGATTACTGCAATGTAAGATAATACTTGTTTCTACTATTCTGATGAATGGTTGAACGACCAAGGCGAAGATAATCCACGTGTAGACCCAAAGAAATACATAGCATACGGAAGCAAAGAATGGGAAAAGGCCAAAGAGGGTGTTATGTACGTGAAGCAATACAGGCCAAATGTAGCCACTTATGCTTTGCCTGATTACATCGGGGCGGTAAACGCTATTATAACAGATGCTGAAATTGCAAACTTCCACAGGGCGGCTATTCAAAACGGTTTCCAAGGTGGCACAATGATAGTGTTCAAAAACGGCCAGCCTTCTGACGAAGAAATGGCTACGATTGAACGCCAAATAAAAAAGAAATTTACTGGTACAGACAGAGCCAATACATTTGTTATTGACTTTGTAGACGACCCGACACGTACACCAGAAATTATCCCATTAAATGGTAATGATTTTGACAAGCGTTACGATGCGTTAAACGATACTATCCAACAGGAAATATTTGTAGGCCATAAAGTAACAAGCCCGATGTTGTTTGGGGTAAGAGTTGAAGGCCAACTTGGAGGCCGCAATGAAATGGCAACGGCTTATTCATTATTCCAAAATACTTATATCACTCCAAAACAACTATTAATCGAAGCGGTTTTAAATGAGTTGGTAGGATTGAATAACCGATTAACCATAAAACCAGTTGAGCCTATCTTGCCTGACTTCAGCGAACAAACCTTATTGCAAATTTTGACTAAGGATGAAATGAGAGAGATAATCGGGCGCAAACCTTTAAAAGTAGAGCAACCCGCTGCAACAGGATTTTGCAAGCACACATTCGCAAAGGATGACGATTTAAAAGATTTAGAAGTATTCTCTAAGTTTGGCAGGTCAAGTGATGACTACATGAGTGTAAAGAATGTGAAGGCAATGTTTAGCGTTCAGGAAATGGATGGCGTGCAGCATCAAATGTTTGCCTTAACAAAGACTGAAAAGGCTATTTTGGACTTATTAAAGACAAGCCCAGATGCAAGTGCTAAAGATGTGGCTAAATATTTAAAGATAACCGAGAAAGAGGCCACAGATATAATGACTAACTTACTCGACAAAGGTTACTTAGATGAAAATTTAAAGCTAACCAATAAAGGTGCGGAAACAAAAACACCTGATTTAACCGAGTTAGTGGTGATGTATAAGTATGAGTTAAGAGCCAATGCACCTGATTTAGTTGCGGGCGGTCAAAGTAGACCATTTTGCAAAGGCATGATGTCGGCCAATAAGCTATACACACGTGAAGAAATAGACCAAATCGGGAAAGAATTAGGCAATATTTATGGTGAGCCAAACTACGATGTATTTCGCAGGCGTGGTGGTTGGTACACCGACCCAAATACAGGAGTTCATCAACCAGCTTGCAGGCACATATGGATGCAAGGAATTTATAAGAAAAGATAATGGCAAGAGTATTATTTTTAAGCGAGGCTACATTAAAGGCCGAAAGCATACTACAGGACAATGTAGACATGAAGGTTGTAACTCCAACTATTTTGGATGTGCAGAATTTCTACATCCTGCCAATATTAGGAACAACCTTATATAACGATTTATGTGCAAAGGTTATTGCCGGGTCATTAGTTGGTGCGGATAAGACCTTAATGGATGACTTTATAACTCCAACTATGATTTGGTACTGCCGGTATGAGTTGCCTTTTAACATGAATTATAAATACTTCAATAAAGCTGTGGGAGTACAGAGTGCAGATAACATGACACCCGCATCACTTGAAGAAATAGCCATGGTAACTGATAGAGCAAAGAATAAGGCTGAATGGTATGCAGAAAGATTAACTAAATATTTATTAAGTAACGAGACACTTTATCCTAAATACATCACACAGGAAAATCCGAATATAGATACTATCTACCCTAAGCGCACAAACTACACAAGCGGAATGTATTTAGGTGGTGTTGGTGGAGCGTGCTGTGAAGGAGAAAATAATTTCAAAGGTTTAACGGTGGATAGGGGAAGAAGAGAATATTGTAATTATTGTTAAGATATGAAAAAAGGACCAAGCAAAAAGAATATCCAAAAACTTCATCAATTTATAAATGACAAGTCTAAATCAAATAATCAACAAGTTAGAACAGATCGCAGCAAACCACGCTCAAATTAATGGGTTTGGTTTTGGTGAAGAGTACGAGATAAGCACACAACAGGAAAACTATCCTTTGTTATGGGCTAATGTTTTGGATTCGACATTAAACGATAAAATCTTAACGGTGGGTATTGGGATATTGATATTAGACATTGTTTCAGATGATGACAGGAACGCTAACGATACGTTAAGCGATGGGTTGAGTATAGCGTGTGATGTGTATGCGTTATTAGCGCAAGAGAATGACCAATACGAGGTTCAACCGACTGTAAATCTCACGCCAATATTTGAGGCATTTGCGGATAAAGTAAACGGTTGGAGAATGGACTTAACTTTAAACATAGTAACAGGCGTTAACAGATGCCAAGTACCAATAAAATAACTAAAAAATAAAAAATTAATACTTATAATTATGGCAATAGCATTAGAAGTAATAGCCGGAGCAGGCGGCTTCAAAGTAATATCAGACGATACAGCTGAATCGGGAGTTGAGTATAACTCGATTGTAGTAATGGAAGATTGTGAATTTACTGATTTTGAAATTAATGGTGAAGATGTATTAGCAGCAAATGGGTTGAGTGGAGTAACGATTAAGGCGGGTTCATTTTTACCTGCTGGCGTAAATGCAAAAATCACTTATTTCAGAGTAAATACAGGTTCAGTAATCGCATATAAATAATGATAGGCTTAGGCAATTCAGTTGTTAAACGCAAATTAGGTGGCGGCCCACCTGCTGCGCCTGTTAATGTAAGTCAGCCTTTTTTGGTTGGCACAGGTGAAGTAGGAACAGTTGTTACTTGTAATAGGGGTTCATGGAGCGGAAGCCCAAGCCCGACTTATACTTATGATTTTAGAATTGATAGTATAAGTGTTCAAAACACTTCAAGTAATAGTTATACGCCTGTAATTGCGGATAATGGGAAAACTTTAACGTGTTTAGTAACGGCTACAAATCCACTCGGTTCAGCAAGTGAAGGCACAAGCAATTCAAAGATTATAGGAACAGCACCGACAAATACTGTCTTACCTACACTTGATGTAACAGGAAATCAAGTTATTGGTACTACTACTATTACTGCGACTGATGGAACGTGGACAGGAACAGCACCTATTACATACCAATATCGTTGGACAAGAAATGGTATCCCTATTAGTGGGGAAACTACAAATACATATACCTTGCAGCCTGCTGATGAATCAGCGACAATTAGGGTGCAGGTTCGAGGCGTTAACTCGTATGCCACGAGTGCCTATGTAACAAGTGATGATTCTGTTGTTGGTGGTTATGCACCTGTTAATACTGCTTTGCC